GAACCATGGCTACTTTCACCGCCATCCAACCCGGCGACTTTTATGCCCCGACCACCTGGCAAGGCGGCGCCAGCCCCATCATGGGCTCCGACGTCGACCTTGGCAACTTGGTCATCATCTGCAGCGACGATCCGCCATCACTCAACAGCATCAGTAACGGCAGTCTCTTCGCACCCATCGGCACCACCCGCATTCTGATCGTGGCCACACCACCAACTAGCGTCACGCTGCTTGGCACGTGGCAGACTCCCACAGGCGACACAGCATTCTCAAATCCGGGCATCACGAACGTCAAACAAGGCGTGGCGTATATAATTGCAGGCGCGGAAAAAGTGGGGACATTTGATCCCATCACCGACAATTATACCGACCCCGGCGTCGAGAACGTTGCATACGGCGCCACTTACGTCTTCGCGGGGAACACGCTGACAGGCGAATACGATCCCTCTTCGGGCTTCACGGACCCCGGTCCAGAGAATGTGAAACTCGACGTCGCCTACCTCTTTGGAGGGATCAGCGTCGTTGGCACGTACAACCCAATCCCCGACGCAAAAGCCGCTCAACTTGCCGAGGATCAAGCGGAAGTCCTGGCAAATGCACAGTGGATCATTCAGCCATCAGATGGGGGGCCCATAATTTTGTCAATCGAAGGGGTATTTGATCTGACGGTGGCGAAACAATCGGCGGCAACAGCGCAATTTGTCATTGACCAGTCAGAGGTTGAGGCGAACAAGCAATTTATTTTATATACGGCGTCGATTTTGGGAATTCAAGGAATTTTCCTGAAGCCGATTATGTGGGGTGGTAGCTGTATTGGAACTCTCTGCGTCGTCGATAGTTTTGGCTCGCCTGCCTCAGGTGTTGAAATTCAGTTTCAAGGCAGTGGCGAAGGCGACGCAGATGGTGTCGTTTACGATGCAGCAATCGAAATATCGATCAGCGATAACAATGGTTTCATTACGCGCATTTTCCCGGCCGGCAGCGTCGCTTATCGCTACAGACGAGGCGATGGTAATTGGGTCAACTTCCGAACCGCAACTAATAATGGCGATACGTTTTGGATTCCTAGCAATGTTGGATGACGTTCCAAATGATCGAGATCGTTTTATCTCGCAAATTCAGGCCAGACAGCCCTATTTTCGTTGAGTGGTACAGAGAGTTATTTGGCGACACAAGCCGCAATCATGATGCAATATGCGGAATTCTTGCGAAACAAGCGAGATCGCGAGCAATGTATGTCAAGTTTCCAGCGGGATGTCGAGCGGACATCATCCAAGAAGCGGTACTTCGAGCAATAAGCAAGATCGGTTCATACAAATCATCTCGCGGATGTCCAATCAAGTATTTCGATAAAATTATAACCCGCGCAATGTGGAGAGCTTCCGGCAAAGAGCAGCGATGTATCGCAATGACTGACAACAGCGCCATCGACAAAGCCTCGTCTTTCGTGATTCCTGATGTGCTCTCTACAGAGATGGCAAGAGCCAACCGCGAGCGAAAACAAAAAAAAAACGTACAGAAAATCATTGAGAATCGAATCAGCGAAGTGGTAACAGCGTTTCGTAACAGTGAAGCGGGGTCTCCTCTACAAGACAAGCTACGGTTTGTTCTGTGGACGCTTCAGGAAGTTTTGTTTGAGGTCAAGGGAAGTTTTTCGCCTATCCGCACGGACGGTATTCGTTACAGCAAATCTCACCGTTTACACGACTTGGAGTTTGCTTAATGCCGACGATGCCGAAAACATTGGAGCAGCGACGGCGCCCATCTCATGAGCGGGTGAGAGAGATGCAGCGAGGCGGCAGACGGCAACTTTACAATTCGTCCGCTTGGCAGCAGTTGCGGGCGGTGGTTCTCTCCGAAGAGCCTATTTGCAAAGATTGTGGTATTCAACCAAGCGAGCACGTCGACCACATTCAAGCATTGCGGTCTCGACCAGACTTGGCGTTGGTGCGGTCGAATCTGCAAGGGCTTTGCGGGGCATGCCACTCGGCAAAGACACGAAAAGAAGGTATCGCATGAGACCACTGCATGGAGAGCCTGAAACATGGCGGGCGTTTTCGATATTGATGGCTTCGGCAAAGTATACAGAAAAAATCCGAAGGAGGTTTTACCATGAAATCTACGGAGAAAATCACGATTCCAATCAAACTCGGGAAATATGCGAAGGCCGAATGGGATCGGGTGATCTGCATTCTCTGCGAGCGAGGTGAGTTCGACGCGGAACTTGACCGTGCTGCACTGACGAATTACTGCATGGCGTGGGGAAGTCTGCTCGAAGCGGAGCGGATGCTTTCGAAAGGCGAAATGACTGCGACGACGAAAAATGGCACCGATATCCCCTCCGTTTGGCTCGGCATCCGCAACACTGCACTCAAGCAGGTGCGCGAGCATGCGAGAGAGCTTGGCTTCACTCCATTGGCACGAAAGGAGACTCGCGGTCGAAAGAAGAAAGAGAAGGGGATGGTAGATATCCTCGATGGTCTTGACGATTCCGATGTCCTGAAGTTCCCAAGACATGCCTGATGTTCCGATGACAGAATCTTCGAGGGTTATCACCTTCATCGAGCGGCTGAAGCATCCTGCCGGCACGGAATGGTTTGGTCAACGGATTAAGCTGCTGGAGTGGCAGAAGGAATATCTCCGAAAGCTGCTCGACACGAAGTCAGATGATGGATCAGCGAGATACGAACAATCACTCTTATTTCTCCCTAAAAAACAGGGAAAAACGACGTTCGTTGCTGCTATCGCTCTCGCCCTGCTGTTTCTTCGAAAGCACCAGCAGGTAGCAGCAGTGTCGATCTCAAAAGATCAAGCCGCAATCACCCACAAATTTTGTCGGTCAATGATTGAACAAGAGTCGAGCCTCAATGCTCGATGCAAGGTCTATAAAGGGCATGTCAAAAAAATCGAATGCCCATACTCGGACTCATCGCTCCGTGTGTATAGTTCAGACGCAACAGGCGCTAACGGATTCGACTGCTCCATCCTGATCTACGACGAGGTGTGCTTCGAGAAATCGTCAGAGCTTTGGGATGCGATCGTTTCCGGCGGCATCAATCGCATACACATCCTCGCTATTGGACTCTCGACAGCTGGCGAGTCCGCATCAGGATTCGGGTACCGCCTCTACGACAAGGCAAAGTCGATCCAGAAAAATCCAGAACTTGACCCGTCATTTCTTCCTGTGATTTACGAGGCTCCGCGAGGGCCCAATGGAGAACCGCCAGACTGGACAGACCCGAATGTTTATCTCGCATGCTCGCCGACCTTCAAGGAGATCGGCGCCGCTGCGATCGCTCGCATCAAGAGGATGATTGAGTCGGCGAAGAACCATCCCGAAGAGATTCGCAAGTTGCTCCGCTACCATCTGAACCAATGGTCAAGCGTCGATAATACCGACCCGTGGATTGATGTTGATGCATGGAATGCGTGCCCAAACACGCTGAAGCCAGAAATTCTTCTTGGTCGTGAATGCTTTTGTGGAATTGATTTGGCAAGCAATCGCGACATGACGGCAAAGGCGCTGTTGTTCAATCTTTCAGACATCGAGGTTGGTTTGTGGGCGGTACTCTTGAAGTTTTACATGCCGTCCGTCGGCCTAGATCAAAAAGAAAAACGCGACGCTGGCGCGATGTACACCACTTGGTCAAAACTTGGAATCCTCACGGCCACCCCAGGCGATGTCACTGACTACAACTACATTCGAGAGGACTGCAAAAAAGACCGAGAGCTTTATCGAGTCCGCGGCATCGCGATTGACCGTGGCCATGGCTCCGGGTACATCTCCATGCAGCTCATCGAGGATGGGCACGACGTTATCCCTGTGGGCCAAGGCGCTCTTACTGTTGCCCCAGCCGCCAGAGAGTTTAGCGACGCCGTGTTCTCAAAAAAGCTGGTCCATTTTGATAATCCTGTCTTGCGGTGGAACATCTCAAATTGCATCGCAAGGCTGCTTGATGACGCTGGAAATGTGAAGCCATCAAAGATGAAAAGCTCCGGTCGCATCGATGGGGTTTACGCGATTATAGATGCCTTTGCGCTCGCACAGTTTCAGAGAATCCCAGCGAACAACGTTGGAACGCCGAGGATATTTGTGTTCTGAGTGGACCGCTACGGCTACGGTTTCGTTTCTTCGGTTACTCTGCCGGTGTGCCTTTGAGCAGGGCGTCGATATCAATGGCGGGTAGACTGTAAATATTTTTACGGACCTCATTGGCTCTTTCGAGAGTGTATCGCACATCTGCCCCCATATCATTCTTAGTTTTATATTTCACAAATTCGACGTATGCACCTTCTTTTTTGAGTATGCCGAAGGCCATATTGATGCCATCCATCAGACGTGCGTCTGGTTTTTCGAAGACAACCAGGACGGAAGGGTCGTCTAAGTGGCCACTCCACATACCTTTCCCGACGTAGACGAAGTCACAATGCTCATCGACTTTCTTGGCAAATGCGGCAAAGTTCGTTTTGGCGAGATTTTCGAGTTCAGGCGTCATAACAAGAGGTTGAGTTCCGGCCCGCTTGGACACTAGGTTTTTGAGGATATCACCATCTATCACGGTGTTTCCACGATTATTTTTTCTGAACACGAGACGACCAAGATGATCGGGCGTCGGAGAGTTATTTTCCTCTGCATAAATCCAGCAGGCGAGGACGATGGTGCGAAGGTTTGCAGCATCGGCTTTGCGATTAGTAAGTTCTTTGGGTGGGGATACGGGAGCGAAAATCACGAAGGGCACGAAAATCAATATCGCCAACACGACAAGAACCGCTCCGCACCCAATTACTGCGGGGATAATCCAACGAGGCCTTGTCGAAGATGGAGCTTTTTGCGGGATTGGACGCGCCGCTGTAGCGGTCATCACGGGCGATGTTTTTAAAACGGGTACAGACGTGGATTTGGCGGAAGACTTCAGCCTTTCGAGACATTCGGAGCAAACAACGTTATCGTTCCAAAGGTGGGGCGTTTCGAGTTTGCCGATGACACGGTCGCAATTGCTGCATTTTTCGATGGGTGCCGCCATGACGATCTCCTTCTTGTTGAGAATAGCGGCATCTTACTCCCACCAATAGCGGTTTGTCACGTTTGCGTTTCGCTGTCTTTTTTAGAAAGTTCTTCGAGTTGATCGAGTTGGTTCTTGAAGGCTGCTTGTTTTGCCGCGAATTCGGGGTTAACTGGCGTTTCGGGTGGCAGTGCATGACGATGCCGTGGTCCCAATACGAAGTGCCGCTCATCTTCGGGAGGATTCGCGGGAGGCTGCGCCACGTTGCGTGTAGGCTCCTCGACGACCTTGGTGTCGTCTTCGTGGTCCGGATGCGCCAAATCGCCCGCAATCGTGTCTGGTGGGGTAGGATCGAACGGTTTCCCGTCTTCCCATGTGACCTTGAGGCCCAACACTTTGAAAATAGCCTCTAATTTTTGCGTTGTCGTCGGCCTTCCACGCATGTATGCGTAAAGCATCATAGCGCCCATTTTTCCCTCTAATTTCTTAGCGAGCCAATACTTAGTTTTTCCCATCTCGGCTAGGCGATCTTCAATAGCTTTGCGATGATTGGTGTAGTTTTTCATGGCGAATATTTTACCTCTAAAATACCACATTTAAGATAAAATATTTTATCGTACAGAAAGTATACGTCAAGTAGAATAATTTATTTCAAATAAAATTACTACCGATAAAGTATTTTACTTGACTTTCTCTTTTAATGGGAGTAAATTAGTCAAGTGTGGGACGCCGAAGCGTCTCTCAATAAAGTGCCCCCGCGATTGTTGATACCAACCGCAGGGGCGAGAACCAGGCGAGTAGCCGCCCAATTCACGTCGAATTGTAGCAGCTGCTCCCCGCAATTCACAGGAGTAGCCCTATGAAAAACATCGCCCTCCAATTAGACCCCAAAAACAACCCAAGAGAACTGTACGGTTCCCTGATTAAAAGCATGACGCCGGAGCGACGTCTGGCTCTGTACCGCATCTGCAACGAGGTAATACTGGAGAATCATGACTTTTTCCTTGAGAGGTCGGAACGTGAAGCGATGCAGCCAAAACTGCGGCTGGTTCGCGATGACGACCCAAGCGAAGAGGATAGCGAGGCCGAGGAACTTGCCGGTGCGAACCTCTCCTTTGATGAATGGTCGGATATTTACTCGCCGAAACGCGGCGCATAACCAAGGAGAATGACGTGAACTCATCAGAATTTTCAAGATATCTGGCGTCCGGACTGTGTGCGATTCCCGCGATACGGGATCAGAAACGACCAATAAGCTCGTGGAAGGCATTCCAGTCTCAGCTTCCGACCGAAAAAGAATTGCAGGCGTGGACGACGCTCAGAGAGTACGACGCCATCTGCATCGTGACCGGCAAAGTTTCTGGCAATGCCGAGATTATCGACTTCGACGGCGGGGGCGAACTTTTCGAGGACTGGAAAGTGTTGCTCCCGCCGGAGCTGTTCGCTCGCCTCGTTGTCGAGCGAACACCGCGCGGCGGGTATCACGTTTTCTACCGATGTTTTGTCGCCGTCGAAGGCAATCGCAAACTCGTGACGAGAGAAGGAGCTGACGGTAAGCAGGTCACGCTCATCGAGACTCGTGGCGAGGGCGGGCTGTTCCTGTGTGCCCCAACAGCCGGTTACGAAGTGATCCAAGGTGATATCGCTCATCCACCGGTGCTCACGGAAAGAGAGCGAGCTTTCCTCTTCTGCGTCGCCAACGACCTCAGAAAGCCAGGGATGAAGTCACCGCCACAAGAATCTGTAAGGTCTCAACGCAGGCAATCGTCCACGCCAACGCCGATCTCCGTCGATACCACTGGTAGTCTCTCTGCTGCACTCAATCTGATCGCATCGCTTCCTCTGTCGAAGGATGAGAAGGCCGAGATGGTGCGGTTTCTGGCGGCGGAAAGACGAAACGCCGCGTAAATCACTCTATTTTCCGAGCATTTTGGGCCATGGTGACATCAGTTGCCACGGCCTTTTTCGTGTCTTGGCACCCCCTGCATCCTCCGACGCTGGCTATAGAGAGAGGTGTAGGAGGATTTTCGCTTGGCCTCAGAAGTAAAAGCAAAAAGATCGCTCTTGGGAGCGTTTGTTGACTGGTTCAGATTGTCAAAAAAGAACTCTGTCCTTGGACCATTCATGGGGTGGATGAATCCCGCCGCCGCCGGCGTGCAGATTGGCGACCTGACGGCACAGCAGGCACAGGCCGTCAGCAGCGTTTATGCGGCCGTGCATACCTATTCCAGCACCATCAGCACGCTCGGAATCAACGTATGCCATGGAAAACGCGGAAATACTGACGGAATTGCATGGGACCATCCACTGCAAGCATTGATTGGCAGCTGCCAGTGGAACGACGAGCAGACGGATGTTGCCGTTCTTGACTACTGGATGTCTTCGCTTTTTCTTCGTGGAAATTTATACGGTCAGATCATTCGGAATGCATTTGGTAAGCCGCTTCAGATCGTCCCCATTGACCCTGATTATGTGTTTCCTCGGCGTGTCGATGGGCGAATCAGCTATAAAATCTCCAACGTCAGCGGACAGGAACCGCGAGAGATGGATGGCCAGACAATCGAAGCCATCGACATGATCCATGTCCCCATCAACTGGAACCCCAAGGTTTTGCGTGGGATTGGCATCATCGCTTACGCACAGGTGTCTATTCAGTCTGGTCTTTCGCTTGACCGATTCGCGTTTAACTTCTTCACTCAGGGAGCGACGAGCCGCATCGTGCTCGAATACCCCGGTACGTTGGACGAGAAGCAGGCGAATCAAATCCGCGAAAACTTCGAAGCTCGCATCTCTGGCTTGGAAAATTCCCATAAGACGGCCCTCATTCACGCTGGATTAAAACTTCATCAACTCTCGCTTGCCCCGGATGAATGCCAGTTCCTTGAGAGCCGCAAATTCACAGTGAACGAGGTGGCGAGATGGTTTGGACTTCCTCCGTCGAAGATTGGTGGTGAGCGAGGCTCTGGTACTTACAGTAATCGCGAACAGGACGCGATGGAGTTCGTCTCCCATTCAATCCGCCCGCTTTGCGTGGCGATGGAGAGAGAATTTGAACGCAAGCTCATCCTGCCATCCGAGCGGCACAAATTCTTCCTCCAGTTCGATATCGACGCTCTTCAGGAAACCGATGTGAAGACGCGATTTTACAAGTATGAAGTTGGCCGTCGAATCGGAATGTTTTCTGCTAACGATTGCCGCGCCATGGAAGGTCTGCCTCGCCGAAATGATCCAGATGGCGATTCATACAGTAACCCGAACATCACTCCAACATCTTCAATGCCAAGCAATTATGACGATCTGAAAGGAAGTCTCAATGAAAACGGCAAAACCGAATGAAATTCGCGCACTGCGATCCACTGTCCGCGCCATTCCCGCATCGGGCGACGTTAAAGCCAGACGCATCGGCGGCGTGATCCCGTTCAATTCGCAGACGGAGCTACTCTGCGACGAGAGCGGCATGTCTGTCGATGATGTGCGGACTCTCCGTGCCGCTGGCGGTTGCTTCCGCGAGGTTATTGCGCCCGGCGCCTTCAATTTTACTGATGTTCGCGCCCTTGCTCAGCACCATGGGTGGCCAGTGTATGGGCGCACCACCGCCAACACCCTCCGCATCAATCAGAAGGACGATGGACTGCATTACGAGCTTGACGTTCCTGATTCGCCCTCTGGTGCCGACCTTTACACGAGCATCGAACGCGGTGACGTGGCCGGCGTGAGCTTCGATTTCAACGTGCGTGACGGCGGCGAGGAGTGGGATTTCAGGAGCCGCCCCCCTGTCCGCACCCTCCGTGCCATCGACATCAGCGAGATCAGTTTCGTCGGAACCCCGGCTTATGCACAGACCTCCGCTGCGACGCGGTCGATGGTGGCAAACGCAAAAACCGCTACTCGCACATGGCAAGCGGGCGAAAGCAAAGAGGCAGACGCCTTACGCGCGTGCCGTCTCGCCGCGCAGACGTGTATGTCGGCTTGTGATGCCGTGATCTCAAAATCTTACGATAACGCCGCCATGAGGCAGCAACTTAAGCAGGCGTATGCCTGCTGGCGGGCTTGCCGGGCGCTTTTGGATGCGGAGTGGGATGGTTTTCCACAAGATGAATTCGCGGAATTGGTGGCGATTGGCGCCAAGCGTTGCGCCAAAGTCGTCCGCGCTTTCGATGGCGCCACCTCCGCCGCTTGCGTTGCGGCCTGCACCGCTCTCGCTGAAGCCTGCGATGCCTACTCTGCGATTGACGAGCCGAACGAAACCATCGACGACGACGCGGACGATGAGCCCGCCGCCACAGCGGAATCCGACGAAACCGTAGAACGCGAATTGGCCACACACAGAGAAAATCTCGCCCGCATGCGGTCCTAACTCCTCCGACGCTGGCTATAGAGAGAGGTGTAGGGCTAATTTTGATTTGGCACGTTTTTTACATGGAGTGACACAAATGAGTCTGACTGCTCAAGAAGTTTTGGAACTTAAGGCGAAGCGGTCGCAGTTGGCCGACCAATATGACGCGATTATTGACGCGGCCGGTAAGGCCAAGCGAGTCTTAACGAAAGAAGAGGGCGAAAAAACGACCGCACTCCTCGCAGAGAGCGAGGGCCTTGCCAATTTAATCGCGGCTTCGGAAAAATCCACCCGTGACCGCGAGGCCAACAACGCGCCAACTTTTCAACCAGCCCTCCGCGACGATACCCGGCCGAATGACGATATAGCCGACGAAGTTCCGGAAAAGGATATCGCTCGATATTCTATTTTGAAGGTTATTCGGTGCCAGTGCGAAAAGGGTGCGAATCTCAATGGCATTGAGCTTGAACTTCACCAGGAACTTGCTCGGCGAGCGGTTGTGGATGGTAGACGCTCTCCTCGTGGAATCATGGTACCAACCAGTATCATGGGATCGGTTGAGCGTTCACGTCGGGCACGGATTGCCAATCGCGAACTCGATACTTCGACGGGCGCTGGAGCAATCAAGACTGCGGTCGCCTCCTTTTACATTGACCTGCTCCGCCCGATGACGGTCCTCGGCCAGCTTGGTATCACCATGATGGGAGGTCTCGTCGGAACCTTTGGTATTCCTCGGCAAACAGCAGGCGCATCGACGTACTGGGTGACAGATGGCCAAGACGTTACTCCGAGTAATCAGACGTTAGGACAAGTAACGCTCAGTCCGAAGTGCATTGGTGCATACACCGATATTACTCGGTCGCTTGCGGTGCAGAGTTCGATTGACGTTGAGAACTTTGTCCGCAACGATCTGTTCAAACAACTTGCGGTCGGACTTGATAAATCGGGCTTCTCTGGATCAGGCACTTCTGGTCAACCCATTGGCTTGTTTAACAACACAAATGTCCCTGTTTTCAATTCTGCTGCCGCGCCGACGTGGAAAGATATCGTCGCCCTTGAAACGACCGTCGCTAACGCTAATGTGACCATCACCGACGGCGCTTACGTCTCAACTCCCGCCGTTCGCGGCTTGCTCAAAGCGACTCCCAAGATTTCCAGTCAGGCATATCCGATTTTCATTTGGGGCGACAACAACGAAATGAACGGCTACGAAGCTGTTGCATCGAACGTCATTCCTGGCAACTTGCCGCTCGCCGTTCCTCCAGGCTCGGGCGATCCGCCTGATCCGCTCAATCTTCACGGCATGGTATTCGGAAACTGGATTGACATGATTATGGGCATGTGGGGTGGCGTCGATTTGCTCGTTGATCCGTACAGCCTCAGCAAGAGCGGCGGCCTTCGCATCGTGATTCTTCAGGATGCCGACATTCAGCTTCGCCACAATGAATCCTTTGCCGTCAACAAAACCATCGACGCCAGCGGTGTACTGCCGGCCGCGGCGTAATTTTCCAATAAATGGGACCGCCGAAGGCGAGGCGAATATCGCTCGCCTTTTTTTATTTGAGAAATTTTGATGGGTTTGTCGCAGATTACTCCTCCCGATGGTGAACCGCTCGCACTGAACGACGCGAAGCTCTACCTGCGTGTGGATAATCCCGATGAAGACGCTCTGGTTTCCGCCCTCATCACTGCCGCGAGGGAACGGGCGGAGCAGTTCACGCAGCGGCAACTCATGACGGCGACATGGCTTTTCACCACGGGCGATAATTTGCACAGGCAGGCAACGGCGTATGATCCCGTCACGAATCGCATCACTCTGCCGAAACCGCCGCTTCAGAGCGTTGTATCGGTCGGTTTCGTCGATTCCAACGGCGTCCTCAATCCGATGGACCCGAGCGAATACCGCGTCTCCGTCGGCGAGGAGCCGGGGTTCATCACGCTCAACACGATCCCAGCCTACGATACCAACCGGGACGACGCTTTTCAGATTCAGTTCGTCGCTGGCTACGGCGACGCCTCTGCCGTCCCCCAGGGGATCGTCACCGCTATGAAATGGATGATCGGCGAGGCGTATGGAACGCGCACGGAATCCGAAGCCGCTCAAAATTCGTCGATCGAACGTCTCTTGGGCATTTACAGGGTGTGGAAATGGTAACAACCGTCCCGACATCTTGGACTCGAACGCCCGACGCCGGTGGCTTGCGGCACCGGGTGAGCTTGCAGCGTGCGAAGAATGTGAAGGGTGCAGCCGGCGCACTGAAGCCGGGTGAATGGGTTGAGTACGCTTACGTATGGGCGGACTGCCGCGATTTGACCGCCACGCAAACCTTCAAGGCTCGTCAGGCGATGGCAGAGGTTTCAGCGACGATCAAAATCCGCTTCCGGCGAGGAGTCGAACCTGATGACCGAGTGGCGTGGATGAGCACTCCGATCCCGGCGCCATCGCAACTTGCCGCCGCCGTCAACAACGTCAATCCCATTCTCACCCTCGCCGACGTTTCCGGCTATCCCACGACTTTCCCATTCCTCATCAGGATCGGAGATGAGGTTATCCGCGTCACAGAGTTACGGAACGGTTCTTACACCGTGATTCGTGGCTGGGGAGGCACTACCGCGACGAAACATGTGGCTGGGTCCAGTGTTTATCCCGTCTCGCTTCGCATCTTCGGCGTCATCGCCCCACGCGACGAAACGGGAAACCGCGAGTTCCTTTTGCTCGATTGCAAGGAGCTGTTCAGTGCAAGCTAAAGCGACAATCAACCTCAAGGGGCTGAAAAGGCAACTTGACAGATTCGCAGGAAAAGCGGGCCAGCTTACTCAATTTGTTGTCGTTCCCGCTCTGCTCGACACCGCTCCGACGATCATGAAGGGACTGAGCGACGGCGCTCCGAGAAGCACTGGACGTGCAGAAAGATACCGCAGAAAACGAGGATGGATGCCGCTGCATTCGACGATTGATGTCAACCGCAACTCGAAGGGGCGATATAAAACGCCAGACATCGTCGGAATTCGTATTGGGCCCAGGTATCCAGACGGCGCTCAGGCTCACCTGCTCGAATTTGGAACGAAAGCACGATTTGCCTTCGCTCGCGATGCCAGCGGAAAGAAAAAATTCACATATCGTCGCGGAGGCAAATTCACCTACGATCGAGACATCAAAAAGTACCGCGGACAAGTACAGCCGATGCACTGGATGGAGAAGGCGTGGAGCCGTATGGAGGCGCAAGTTCAGCAGGAATTGGAAGCGAATTACGAAAAGCACATGAATGCGTACATAGAGAGGCATTCAAGGAATTTGGAACAATGATTAAGCGGGCAATCTATTCTCTCCTCACCAAAGACGCGAGCGTTGTCTCGGCAACGGATGATCTTGCCGCGCAAGTCGAGGACAATTTCAAAATCCTCCAGCCGATCGTCGATACCCGCATCTACTCGATTCAGCTTCCGAAAAATGCCACACAGTACATGGCCGAGGGGATGGAAGCGAAGATGTTCATGTACGTCACCGACTCCCACAACGACAAATGCCACGATGGGCCGCTTGATCTGACCCGAGCACACGTTCGCATTCACTGTGTCGCCAGCGATGCCGACAGCGTAACGTCGGCGCTCGTGGCGGCGTCCAACCTTCTCGATGGATGGTATGGCGTGGCCGGTCGAGGCCAGCCTTTGCCGCCTCTCGTCGTCCAGCGGATTTGGTCCGTCGATGGCGTTGATGCGATGGATTTCCCACTTGGTGCAGCAGAATTCGGGCTCTATGAGAGCCTGATCGAAGTTCAGTGTTGGTACAACAACCCCTAAATGGAGATTTAATCATGGCGAAAACAAATGCGATTCTTGGCGCTGGCGTTTCGATTGGATATTCGGAACTTCCATTGGCGTCGACGCCGGTTTACACAAAAATTGTAAACCTTGAAGACGTGACCGCGCCACAAAACCAGCGTGACGATGTGGAAATTTCCAACCACGACAGCGATGGACTGCTGAAGGAATGGATCCCTGGATGGAATGGAGCGACTGATCCAACGATGAAATGGATTTTTAAGGCTTCAGTTGCTGCCCTGCTTCAGGGGTTTCAGGCCGACGGGAAGATTCGGGCGTGGCAGGTTCTGTATCCCGACGGCTCGACGCAGGCATTCACGGCCTACATCAAGAATTGCGGCCCGACGAGCCCACGTACTGACAAGATGGTGATGGAGGTAACGCTCAAGATAGACGATTCCAACCTCAATTTCGTCGCACCGACGACCCCGTAACAAAAAACAGTTTCAATTTTTCAAATAGGAGACTATCAAATGCCACATTTTGAAGCACGAGCCACCGTTCAACTACCTGGCGAGGAATCGCCACAATTGCACGAGTTTTTTTTCGATGACACGTTTGGTGGCGATGTTGGTAAGGCGAAGGAGTATTTCCAGTCGCTTCACAAAACGGCAACCAACGTTCGTGTTGTTCCTGTTGGAACGAGACGCACAATCTCATCGCCGCCCAAGGTCCTTCCGCCCACAAAGACGGATACCACGGCGCTGCCATCAACTCCAGCTTCAGCCGGTTAGAGCTCCGAGCCAAGGGCTGCTCGCTCCCCGCGCCAGCCCTTCGGCTTGTTTTGAGGTGAATCATGATCCCAGAAGAAAGAATCGCAGTTGCACCGAAGCCTTCGAGCGTATCCCGTGTCTCGGGATACGCATTGCTGTGGGGCGAGAAGAATGGGCCGGTGGCCAACGCGAAAGGAAAGCACATCGAGATTTTCCGAAAGGGATGCTTCGTCGAGTCGATCCTTCGCGGCGACGTGACGGGCACAATTGGGTTCGGCGACGACGCAGAAGTGATCGGCTGCCGCTCGGATGGGCGTGTACGCGTTGTCGAAAACGATGTTGGACTGTGGTACGAAATGACGGTGCCGGAAGGCGTCTCCGCCGAGGAGATGCTCTCGCCGGCGTCCGTCCGAATCGTCTTCCAGTCGAAGCTCCCTCGCGGCAGAGGCGACGCGCAGGGAGAGAAGTGGAGCGACGGAGAAGATGGGCAAAGAGTCAGGGAAATTTTGGACGCCGATCTGGTCAGCGTCGGCATCATTTCGAAGGATTGAATATGTCGAATTTAAGAGACGAACTGCTCGAAGATCGTGAGTTGCGAACAGCGACGGCGGAAGTGACGACGCCGAAGGGCGTGAAAAAAGTGACCGTCCGAGAGATGACGCTTGACGATCGGTTGGAGTTCGAAGCGAAGGTAGAGCAAAAAGTCGGCTCATGGTCGGCTTGTCTTGTCGTTGCATGCGTGGTTGATGAGGGTGGAAACCAGCTTTTTAGTTGGGAAGATGCCGCGACTATGGGTGATCGCAATGCCGACCGCTTCGCCGACGTTCTCTCGAAAGCTCGCGACCTAAACTTCATCGGTCCCGCTGCCGAAGCGAGCGCCGAAAAAAACTCGTCCGCAACCCCGACCGACGCCTCCAATGGATGATCTTCTTTCGGACGGGGTTGCACCCTCGGGAACAGGGGCGGCTTTTCACGAGTTCTGATTGGACGGAACTCAAGGCGTTCATAGAGATTCGGCCATCAGGAGAAAACGGTGATGATTTTAGAGCGGCGATCATCGCGCAGGCCCTCAACGGCGGAAAGCTCTCTGATTACATGCCCATTCAGAGGAAGTTGGAGAAACTGGGCGAAGAGAACCCGCCGTCGGACGACGAACTCAAAGCGAAACTCGCCGCCGCAATAGCAGGAGCTTGATAATGGCAGTCGGAAAAGCAAGTTTTGTCGTTGAGGGATCAGTAGACCCTTCAGTCGAACAAGCAGCAATCAAAGTAGAAACCCGCTCAAAGCAAATGGCTGACGCAGTTGCTCGCGACCAAGAACGCGTGAGAATGGGGATGGGTGGAGCGTCTGGTGGGCATGGATTAGCACCTGAAGACAATTCGATTTTTGCGAACATGGCGAGGACGGCAAAAGAAGCGCAACGCGATAAAAGTGCGATGGGTTTGAACGCAATGGCAAGACTCGGTCCCAGTGGTCTCGCGATGCAATATATGGGGATCGGCATGCAGGGGGTGGCCGTCGATATGATCGGCAAATCCTTCGGCAATATTACTGGTGGACTCAGAGACCTTGCCGAAGGCAAAAAGAATGCTGGCGAAATGATGCGCAGCATCGCGACGGGGCTTCCGGTCCTCGGTGGATTCGTAAAGGGATGGGTGGACATCGGCGCAATGATAAGTGGTAGTGCTAAGGCCGCAGCAGAACTCAATAAGCATATTGAGTCAATCGGACGCACGACCGCGGTAGTCCAATCACTTCAATCGGACATGCAAGAGAACCGCATCAGCGAGACGGTGGGAAAATCTCAGACGTTCGCACGGTTAGAGGCGGATCGAAAAAACAAGTTAAAAGCAATATCTGACGAAGGAGTAGAGATTCAAAAACAGCGGGGTGAAGCAATGGGAAAAGCAGGAATGAGTGGAATAGTCGATTGGGCTTTTGGTGTCACCGATAATATTACTTTTGGGCAGTGGAAAAGCGTTAACGAGGAGTGGCAGCAACGTTTAATGGCGAACGCGAACAAAGCAGCAAAGGAATTTGACGATCCGCTAAACGCAAATAAGAATCGTAAGTTAGAGGCAGAGCGTCATGCGCTGACGCTACGTAACAGTCTGTTTCGCGAGAATGCACTGGAATCCCGGCATTCCATGGCCGAATTGCGACTTGGACGATCAATCGCAGAGGGTGGCAACCCAGAAGAAGTGCTGAGGCGTCGGCAGAATCTTGCCCGTCTCAACCTTAACGCGAGATTGGGCACAATGGATGCGGAGATAAATCAAAACGAAGAAGATGCAAAAAAAGGCGATTTGCATGGGCTGACAAAAGGCCAGTGGAACATACGCCAAAAAGCACTCAAGGATCAGATGGCCGAGGCGGAAAAGGCTGGGCAGACCGAGATTACGCGGATGGCGACCGACGAGGGCAATCGACGTCGGCAGTCGCTTTTGGGCATTGAGCAGAGTATCAATCGCGGTCGGATCGGGATAATGATGACTGGGGCGAAAACCTCAGAAGAGCAAATGAAGGCTCAACATGCTGCGATCACGCAGCGCATGGAGGAGGATGTCGCGGCCCTTCAGGAAAAAGCCAAAGACCCCAGCATCGGAGCAGAAGAAAAGGAGAGGCTCGCAGAGCAGGAAAAAGTAGTCAGGTCGCAGGCGCAGGCAGAGAGCGAGAAACTGGACCGCGAGGAAAACAAGCGAAGAAGTTTCTCGTTGCTCGACATCGAGAAGAGCATCGCCCGCAACCGCCTGAGCGTGATGCAATCGGGCGCTCGTGATTCAGCCGCTATCTGGAAAGTGACCGAGGCTCAGATTCGGCAGGAGACTCAGGATCGGTTGGATGAAACAGACAGGAAGCTCAAAGACATCAACCTTTCTGAGACGGAGAGGAACAAACTGCTGAAAGAGCGCGAATCAATTCAGGAGGCAGGCAACGCGCAACTTGAACGCGCGGCGGAAGATCATCGCCGGGAACAGCGAAGCGGACAGAGATCGGTATCGCTTGGGCTGATCGGCGTTTCGCAAAACCTCTTGACTAACGCCCAAAATCAATTCGGCGGCAATAATCCTGAAGCGATCAAGATGCAGAAGCGATTGGGAATCATGGGACAGTCGTTGTCGATGCACCAACAGATCGAAGGCATCATTAACGATCCAAATGCAACGAAAGAGCAAAAAGACGCCGCGCAACTCGCTTCAAAATCGCTGGCAAATTGGCAATCTTACGCCCTCAGCGAAAAAAATCTGAACAAGACGCCGTACCAGCCGTTGCGATTTGCCGAAGCCGAAGAGGCGAGCCGAGGATACTCGGGAATGGCGGCGTACCAGCGCGAAGCCGACGAGAACGCTTACGCGAAGGAAAACGACACGAGAGAAGAGCAGAAACGCACGAACGAGCTTCTGTCCGCGATCGTCGAAATGATGAAGAGCGACAGCCGTGGCGGAAATGCCCTGTTCCCCAATGGATGAGGATGTTTGTATGCCAAAAACAACGCTAGGTTCGCTGCTCGCAACAATCACGTACACCGGAACCGAAGGTCCTGGAATGACAGCAAAAATCCACGATGCTGGAAGTAGAGGATTATCCGTCGAAATGCCTGATGGATGGGGCGAATGGAAAGATGTCCGTCGATATCTCGTCATAGGGCCGAAAACGAATTACGACGCAATCATTGCCCTTAATATCGGAGGTTTTGGCGTCAATAGCTATCATCCATACATTGGGAATATTACTGGCGGCACGATGAGGGCGCTCGATAAAGTAGAGCCTGGTGATACAGGTTGGACGGTCGAAGTCGTGTACTCTCGGCCCCCGATGGGTATATGGGGCGACACCGCCGTCCTGCTGCGTCCGCTCGTCGTGAACTACTCCTTCAGCTTCCTGCGTAAACCAACCGAGATGGACTCACAAGGGTACGTCGTCGTCAACTCCTCCGGCGACCTCTTCGACCCTCCTCAGAGTATCGACATCGCCCTGCTCAAGATTCGGTGTCGCAAGTGGCTGTCCAGCTACAGCTACGCCAACGCCAGCAGCCTCGTCGGTACGGTCAACGCCAGCGCCGTCACGCTCAGCATTCTTGGAAATGTCGCCGCCCGCACACTCAAGTGCCTCAACTATGCCCCCGCCAATGACATCATCCCTAACGCGCCATTCGTTTTCACCAGCTTCGATTTCGAACTCATGCTCGACAAATACGACAGAAGACTGATCGACAGAGGCTTCCGTGCATGGTACAGCACGACGAAAAGCAGCACCAAAAAAGGGAAAATTTCGGCAAGATCAAACCTCGAACCAATCCCGCAGGCTGTGCTATTGAATGGAACAGGCGGGCCGCTCCTCCCTGATTACGTCGTCGTCCGCGACGACAAAGACGGATTCAGCTCCTTTGCTTCCGCACCATCAAGCCAGTTGCCCGCCTACCTTACAGCCGTTCGTGGAGCGGACGGAAACGGGGGATTTTACCTGCCATACCGCATCGAAAAAGAAGCTGATTTTGGCACCTTCGCAACGATTGGACTGTGATGAGCTATCGAATCGACGAAACCTCTAAGCTGGTATTGGATCGCATGCGAGAGCAGGCCGAATCGGCCGCTCGTGTCCAAAGCTCAAATGTCGCCGACAACTATTCCGCGCCTCAGCAGTTTGTCGTGGGGCGGCTCGTCGGAATGGCGACGATTACTGATGTTGGCGAGGATGACGACTCCGTGCACTGGGCATGGGAATTCGCACTCCGCGACCATGATACAGGGAAATTCGTTGCGTGTGGACAAGGCTCGGACCTCTATGGCGAATGCGTTATTGCTGACGGCGGTGTCGGCGCCATCGGAATAAATGGGCTGCTTTACGTCCAGCAGAATGATGACGATGGCACTACTCTAATTTTAGTTCCCATCAGTGCCGGCTTTCAAGGCCGCATCACTTCCGTCTCCGGCTCGTTCCCCGTATGGAACTACACCGTTCAGCGCGTCACAAAATACGATCCTTCGCAGACCGGTCCTGAAGCGTGGGTAACGGACGGAAAAAACATCACCGGCGTGCTGAACCGCTTCGAATGGACTCCGGCATCCTATCCGTACTGGCATGGCGCCGGCGT